CTTATATGTACAGTTTGCACTTTTGATTTTATCGGTGACGGTTGAATACGGTGTGAGTGTTGATGTACCACTTTCAATATTTGACGAATCGTATTTAGTCGCAAGAAGCTTGTCCGTTTCTTCTGATGAGTAGCTTTCGTTCGCATCGTAATAATACTCGCCAAGATATTCAATGCTCGGATAATTAGCGTTGCTATCAGTAATGTCAGTTTTAGAGCTCACTTTGTTTAAATTGTCTTCTTTTGATTTAAGTGCATTGGCTACGTCTGTTGCGTTTGCCTTGCCTGTAAGAGCTTTCTCTGCCGTCTGCATTCGTGCCGATAACTGACTGACCGTGCTTTTGTCGGCTTTAGTAGACACAGAAGAATCAATCCCGTTAAGCCTTGCTCCGAGCGAATCATGACTGCCTCTTGCATTTTTGACTTCTTTTGTGATTTCCACAATAGAGCTTGCTCCCGGGAAGGCTTTGCTATCGTCATTGATTACGCTTTTGCCCACACGCAAACAAACGGTTTCAGCAGTTATGATTTCGTCGCCTTCCATAAGCACAATGTCCATCTTACAAATGCCCGATAATGCGAGCATTGTGTCTGTGAGCGTAACTGTGACTACATTATTTTCGGTGTCAACGACTGCGGCAACGCTGTCTGCTACGATTACATCATCAACCGTAGCATTGACTTTAGCTGACATCGTGGAGGCAAGGTTAACAGTTTCACCGTTGACGGTAAACGCAAAATCAATAATGCGTGAGCCTTTATCGCCCTGTCTGACCTCTAAGATTTCGTAGTTTTTACAGCTGTTAATCTCAAGTGTCATTTTGGTATGGTTAATATTCAATGTTTTCACCTCATTTTATTATATAATCTGATAACTTTGATTTTGGCGTGCCAAGTTCGAGACTGTTCCAACGTTCAAGCACAAAATCATAGTCTGTCTTAATGATTTTGGCTTGTAAGCTATCGTTTTCAGTATCAACATACGCCGTGTCGCATAAATGCAGTCCAAGCATTTCGGTGAGTGTAGGGGGATAGTCAACCTTTACATTGAGCGTAGGCGCTCCGTTTGTGTTTACGAGCTGTCCTCTTAAAACCTGCGCTTGAATATTTAGCTTTTGAATCAAGAAGTCCTTGTTCTCGCCTGTGTGAGCGTTGAAATCCCAGTAACCTGTTTCATCGCCGATGTAGACCGAACCGCCGTCCGAAACATCAACCGTTTTCACCTTAATTAGCTTAGATTTATGGGTTTTGAGTTCTTGCGGTTGAGAGCAGAGGATGACGTTCTTGTCGTTGTATGTGTCGTGGCAAGTGGCATAAGCTGCAACGTGGGAACAAATATCATCTGAATTAAGCGTTTGCGTAAGACTGCTGATGTTACTTCCCCAGCGCAAATGGCAGTTTGTAACCGCCCCACGTTTTTTTAACAACGATACATTAAAGTTATTGTATTTATATTCACCGCCGAAAACATCAACGAGTGAACCGTCAGCACCGCCCATAAAATCACCAAGAGTACAGGGCGTACAGAAGCCAAGTGTCATAGATGATTTTGTGGTAATATCTGATGTAAATTTGAAATAGTGCTCCCACAAGGTTGCCTGCGGGAACAGCGAATCACCCTCAAAATCACGACCTGTGCAAAGTATATCCCACCATTCCTTTGGAGTGTGCACAACATCAGTTTGGTTGGAAGTTTCAATTAAAAAGTTGTTGTACAAATTATGCTTGATGTGCTTTGCTTTAACCGTAATTGATTTTTTGTCTTTGTACTGCAAATCGTAAATCTCAAAATACTGCGGTTCATCGGTTGGGTTCGGTTTTGCCTTAATGAAATACTGCGTGTCGAGTAAATCAGCACATCTGTCCGTTGTTGATAGTTCCATTTCGAGCAAATAATCGCCGTTTCGTTCCTCGGTAACTTTACCGCTGATTATTTCTGTAAACCGTCCGAGTAGGTTAAATCTACTTGGGCCGATTGTTTTAAAATCCGATTTATACAACAAAGGGAACATTTTTTATAATCTCCTCCAGTTCGGTCTTATTGACAGTAATGCGTTTTTATATGCAGTTACAACAATTTGATTGTTTCCAACCTTTAATTTAGGAGGTATAGTATCGTCAACAAAATTAGTTGTACCGTCTGATTTGTGTGCAATATACTGCATAGTTTCGCCGTCAAGCACAGCGTAGTCATAACCGCCTGTGCACTTCAAATCAAGTGATTCACCGTTTATGTTAATTTTAGCAATGGCCGTAGTGTTATTACCACTAACGTTTGTGTTAGTTACAACAATCGTCGGCAAAGATTCGTACTTTTCGGGGTTATGTAAAACAATCGGTTTATTGACCTCAAAATCAATAGTCCGCTGTCCAAGTTCTGAATACCACCACGGCTTGCGGTTGAATTTGATTTTAGTTGTAAGTAATGTTGGGAGTTCACGAACAATATCGTCAGTATTTGATATGTAAGCCTCGGTGAAATATCCGGGGTTATAAGTATCCTTGTACTTTTGGTAACCTTGATTTAAAGTCAGCCATTCGATAACGGCCCTCGCAAGGTGCTTTGCTGACAGTTCGGATAAATACGGCAAAAAGCAGATTTCACGCTCACATTCAACATTTTGCCACCGCCCGTTATCAAGCAAAACATCACCGTCTCTGCACGGGATTTCAACCGTTGAAACATCTCTAACGGGGATTTCGTGCTGTGGCGCTTTTGTGATACGGCCACCGAAATACGATAGCCATTTATTACCAAAATAAAAGTTATGCATACGCTTTCTGCCTCCTTGTTACTTCATCGGCGAGCCGATTGCTCATATCTTCGACAAGGCTGTCAATATCCATGTCGTTATTAATTGCAACAGAGGGAATATTGATACTGATGTTGTTAATGATATTAGTGGAATCGTTTTCAAAAACTGAGCCTCTGCCTTCACGCTTCGATTGACGGTATTCCTCAGCCTCTTGAGCTGTGAGAACTGCCTCACCGGCATCAAGATATGCAGCGAACTTATCATGTGGAACATAATCAATGCCGGCACGGAAACGAGGTAAGGTTACTTCCGGAATCGGATCTATCTCCCAGCCAATCATTGATGTTGCCCAGTTTACGCCTTCCAACAATTTATTAATAATCCAAATAATGCCGTTGATTACATTCTCAACAAATGTAGGCAAAAGGTTAAAAACATTCTTGAAAATGTTAACAACACCGTTCCACGCTTGTTCCCAGTTTCCCGAAAAAACACCTTTTACGAAATCTACAATTCCGTTAAAAATCCCCGAAATCGGTTCAAGAATTTTTTTAACTCTTTTAATGGCATTGCCTAAAACTTCTGAAAAGATATGTGCAAGCCATTCAATCACCGGAACAAGTGCAGGGATAAGTGTTTCAAGCATTTCACCGAGTAGGCCAAGAACCGGTCGAAGAGCGTCAAAAACCAGTGAGATGACAGGCGATAGCTGTTCAAAAACAGGCTGTAGAATGCCGATAATTGTATCGCACAACTCACTGATAATCGGGATAAGAGGTGTAAGCAAATCATTCAAAAATGTAGCTAAATCCTCTATAATCGGAGTAAGTGCCGCCAACAATCCGTTGAGCAACACACCGGCAAGCTGAATGAACACCTCGATTACGGGCATTAAGAGTTCTACAAGCGTACTGAATAACGGCATTATAGCCTGGATTATTTGCATAAAATACGGAAGTAAATCCTGTATAATCTGCATTAAAGGCGGAAACAATTGTTCAACAATCTGTATGATGAGAGGGGCCAACTGCTCTATAAGCTGAGCTATAAACGGGAGCAATTCCTCAATCAATGGCATAATCTGTTCAAGCATTGATACAATTATCGGGGCGACCTCTTCGCAAATGTTGATTAAAACAGGGGCAAGGTTGTTTGCCACACTCTCAATCAATGGTGAGAGCTGTTCGAGGAGTTTACCGCCAAGACCGATAAGAGAGTTAAGGACAGGCTCGGCGACAGCACCAATCTGAGCCATAGTGTCAGACAACTGCTGATGAGCTCTGTTAGATTCCATTACATCGCCATTTGTTTTCTTGTATTGAGCCGACGCATCAGAATATAGCGATGTGAGGGTGGATGTGATTAACTGCTGTCTTTCTTGTTCTGATGAGCATTTTGCAAGTTTTTCGTTGAACTCATCTTCTGACACGCCCATCCAGTTAAGAGCATCGGCAAGCGGACCTGTTACCTGTCCAACTTTTGCGGTTTCGTTTGCCGCCTCTGTCAAACCCTCAATAGGCAAGGAATCACCGAATTGACCGTAAACACCTGTGCAAATCTCTGTCCAACTTTGCAGGTCTTTTGTGGAATCGCAAAGCAATGATAAATGATTAGCCGCCTCAGTTGCTTGTCCGCTGTCGCCAACCACAGCATAGAGGTCGGAATATGTTTGCTTTGCGTCTGCCGCTGTAAATTTGTTTGTGGTGAAAGCTGTGTCGAGTTTACCCATTTCGGTGCGGTATTCTCTGGTATTTTCGGCAACTGACGATAATGCTCCGACACCTGCCGCCGCACCTCCGACCATTGCCGCTCCCCATTTGCCTGCGGTTTTGATACCGTTACCTAAGGTTGCGGCAACACCTTTACCTTTTTTCTCGGTTTCGGCAATTGATTTGTTTGCTTCATCATTGTTGACGAAAATAGAGCCAAACAGCTTAAATATTTCAACAGCCATTAGCTACACCTCCTCCCATTTGTAGTTATCAAGATAGTTTTCAACTTTTCTTTCGATTTCCTCTGTATTGACACTCTCAACGCTTTCAGACCGTGTCGAGCCTGTTGCCTTGTTTACAAAATCCATGTACGACAAGCCTGTGAAATTTCCTACAACAGTCAAAATATAGGCTTTGTAAAGCAATTCGTCATTACGGTCATTTATAGCGTTTTTGATAATTTTGACAGCATCTGAAAAAGACAGCTCATGCAGTACGGCAGTATTACCGCAACAATACTGCACGAGCATTCCATATGTTCTTACTTCAAGGCTGAGAGCGAGGTAAAAAAACTCTTAATATCATTCTCCCTGATGATTGCCTTTACATTGTCAAGAACCTCGGGGATACTTAATTTACTTACATCATCAGCAGTACTGTCGCCTCTGATGTCAGCCAGCAATGAATAAAATTCCTGTTCTGTTTCTTTGTTCGACAAAGAAGTCAACAGCGTAATCACAAATTCAAGGCCGACCGCTTCGGTGTTGACTGTTTCATCTTTGCTGTTATTTTTGACAGCAATGCGATTTGCGAAGTCTGCAATTTCCTCTTTGATGTCTGCTTTTTTGATAATGCGAGCAAGAGTAAATGCGTCTTTAATGCTTAATTTTCTCATAATTATGCCTCCGTTGCTTCCGCTGTTTCCGTTTTTTCTGTCGGTCTGAAGATCTTAAACGGTGGTTTGATTTCGTCCTCTGAATCGTAAACTTCGGGTGAAAGGTTACCGTAGAACTGAGCCTCAACCTTACCGTTGTCTTTGTCGGCAATTGCAAGTGTAAGACCGTTCTCATTGAAGCCGTTGAACACCTGAATAATACACGGCTTATCCTCCCCGAGGAGACAGCCTACCCAAGTGATATTCTTAATGTAGTCACCGTCAAGAATAACATCTCTACCCGTGATTACATCGTAGCCTACGACCTTTTCGTCTGTGCTTTTGTCGGCAATTCCAAGGCCGTAAATGAAGTTTTGTGTAGTCATTTCGGCAAGTGTTGCCTTGATGTAAACTTCCCAACCGTCAACTACCGTATCACCCTTAGTTCTTGTTTTCACTCCGTCAAATTCAAGGCGTCTGAGTGTCGGCTTTGCGGAAAATTCACCGCCTTTGATTGTTACACCAAGACACTTACCTGCCTTTTTGGCGCTTGCATATGTGTCCGTAGCAGGATCGTAATTTACAAAAAACGCACCTGCGTCAAGTAACATACGGTCAGCCGTCTTATTGCTGTAACCGCTGTACGGTTTAATCTTTCGTGGCTTAACTGTTGCCATTTCAATCGTCCTCTCTTTCATAAACCCTCAATTCAAGGGTTGCCATTATTCTATTTATTGTTTTGTCCGATTCGGCGACATACTGCCTGTCGCCGTTGTTGTAAAACTTGTAATGCCGTTTACCCTGTGTATAGGTTGCTCTCGCAATATCCGAATAGATTTCATCCACAATATTGTCGATTTTCTCGGTGGTGAACCTATCGTACAGATTAAGCGTAACAAGATATTTCTTGTACGGCTCGTCGGTGTAAAGCTGTTTCAGTTCGTAAACAAGCCTCGGGAAGCCGTCACCAACCATAAAAAATGAGGGGACATACTGCGACAAAACCGCATTTAATAAATTTTTAATGCTATTCACCGCTGTATTCCCCCTCGTTCAATTTGCGTTCTGCCTCTTCTGTACCTACGGCACTGAGGTATTGCTGTTCAATTTTTATGATGTCTTTGATGTTACTTTCGGCGGCATCACTTAATGCTCCGATTTTTGGGTATTTATTCGTGCCAATCTCTTGGTACAGTCCGTAAAATCCACCCGGCTTAAAACCTACCTGCAAGTCAGGAATTTTTTGCTTTGAGCGTACCCAATACTGCGTATTTTTCGCCAATCGCCCCGTCCTGCGTTTTATTTTTTGTCGTGACCGTTTGCATACAAGTTTGCCAACATCACGCAGAGCGGCTCTTTCAAGCTCTTTAAGCGTATACTGAATGCGGTCAACATTGCTGATTATCTCAACACCGTTTTTGGTAATTTTAACTGTTTTCGGGAGTGACATTTGTTTCACCTACTACTGCCGTTAAATACAGTTCCATTCGTTCTGTATCTTTCGCCGAAAAAGTGCGGTAAATTTTGTACCGCTGACCTGCAAGAATGCAGAAGTTTTCTCCGTTGTACTCAAACTCGCTTATGTCAAGCACAATGTCGGGTTTAAATCCTGCCGCTGCAGCCTGAAAAAATTCTGATTGATTCACGGACTTTTTAACAGCGAAAACCTGCCTTTTTACTTCCTTGGTAATAAGTTCACCGATATAGTTCGTTCCGCACGATTTCAGTGAAACCAAGGTAACAATACATTCACTATTCATCGTTTGCCCTCACTTTGCTATATTTCAGTCTGCCTTTGATTTTCGACAAGATGATGTTATAACTGTTTGTCAGTTTATCATCAACTGTTTTTGCGTAATTCGCCTTACAGTAAACAAGTACCGCCTCTTTTATAAGTGCGTCAGGTTTTTTGAGCCAGCTTGGATGCACTCCTATGCGTTCTAAGTCGGCTAAAACAAAGTCAATGTGCTGTCGGATGTCCTCATCGAGGGCATCCGAACTAATTTTGCGAACTCTGAGTTTAGCCATTGTCAATAAATCGTCTGTTGATGACATTTAATCATCAGCCTTTCTTCACACGAACAAAGCCGTTGTATGATGCCGTATTACCGCCCACATACATTTCAGCCTTGTGTGCAATCTGTCCTGATTTAAATTTGTACTCAGTTGAGATTGACACATCCATGTCAGAAAAAACAGCAAGTTCATAGTTAAAGAACGGACCGTATGCCATGCAATACTCGCCCTTGGTTGTTCCGGGTGCCGAAACAGCTTTACAAGCTGAGTTGATGATGAACGGAACGCCGTCAATTGTACCGGAATTACCGTTGTTCTTAATATCGTAAACCTTCTTGCCGTCATCTGTACGGAGCTTTGCAAAAGCCTTGAGGTCGGCTTTGTTGAGAATAAGACCGCAAAAACCTTCAACATCTTCTTCGCCACCGTATGAGTAAATGATGTCGTCAAGGGTGGTTCCTGTGATTGCGGTTACCTCCATATCCGTGGTAGGATCAATTACCTTTGCAGGTGCATTGAAAATGCCGACAATTGAACCAGTTTCACCTGAGCCTACAAGAATCTGCTTTGAAAGCTTCTTTCTTACGGCTCTTGATGTAGAATTGCTGATTACGGCATCATAAGCCGCCGGGGCAAGTTTGCGAATTGCGTTAGGCTCTTCCGCATATGCAGTAATGTAGGTTTTATTGATATCAACATAATCGAACGTCGGTTCTGCTGTTGCCGCGTCTGAACCTTCTGTTGTGTAGTCGCCTTCACCATATGACTTTACAAAACCTCTCTGATAGCTTTCGCCACCGTCGAGAGGAACAATCTTAACCGCATCGATAAGGCTTGAAACATCATTGAATGTATCTCTGACATCTTCCGCTGTGTGATGTGGCATAGCAATTGTTGTTGTACTGATTGCCGCTTTTGGCGTTACAATCGTCTTGTTCATTCTTACTGTTTCGCCGTTCTTGAGCTTTTTGCCCCTTTTTTCTGCGAGGTTTTCAGGTGTAGGTTCCTGCTGTTCACCTTCATTTTCCTCTGCCGCTGTAGCTTTTTTGGTGATTTCAGCAAGCTTCTGTGCACGCTCAATTTTATCATTGATTGTGTTTGCTTCTTCAATCAATTTGTCGAGCTTTGCGTCATCACCGCTTGTTTCAGCGGCCTTTGCCTCAACAGCAATTTCTTTAAGTCTGTTTTTAAGTTCTTTGATAGTCATTACTAATCATTCTCCCTTCAAAATTCCGCTGATACACAGCGATTTTATTTTTGATGACTTTGCCGAAAGATTTTTCTCTCTTTCAGTAGTCACGACTACAAGATTTTGGGGCTGATTTTTAAATCGAGCATTCGTGCAAGCAGCAATCTGTTTTTCCGCTGCAACATCTACGCGGAAATATTCAGCCGCCTGTTCACCGGTGAGCCAAGTTTCTGCATCAACCATTTTTGCGATTGTTTCGGTGTCAACATTATCAGCAAGATGTTCTGCGTAAATATTGACAATGCTCTGCTCAATGGCATTAAGCAGTTCAATTTCTTTCAACATATCGTTTGCATTACCGATAACAAAAGACCACGGTTTATGTATCATCAGAAACGCATTTTTAGGCATTACCAATTTATCACCTGCCATTGCAATAACTGATGCAATGGATGCAGCAAGACCGTCAACATAAACGGTTTTAAAGCCTGTGTGTCTTTTAATGATGTTATAGATTGCCATACCGGCAAAAACATCACCACCGCCTGAATTGATGTAGATATTCAGGTCTTTGCCTTCCTGACCTTTGAGCAACTGCTGAATGGCTTCCGGGTACTGGTCCTCATCACTCCAAGCGCTCCAACGGTCACTCACAATGTCACCGTAAAAATACAAATCCGCTGATGTTTCAGTTTCATTCCGAATGTGAAAAATTTCGTTAATGTTATTTTTAATCTGGGGCATCATTGTTCTCCTTTCCTGTCTGATATAATGACTGGTCATCAGTCTTAACATAGTTAAGGCTTACCATTCTGATATCTCCTTCTTCGCCGAGGCTCGGCATATCCATCATCTCAAGACCTTGATTGATAGTAATAAAACCACGGTCAAACAACGCTTGCATAACGGTCATCTTAGTTTGTGTAGTAGCATACTGTAATTTGTTAGCAACGAAAACAATTTTATTTCCGAACCCTCTTTCGCGCTCCGAGAATATCTTATAGGTAAATTCAAGTGACAGCTTCATCGCTATGGGTTCAATTTTCGATTCGTAAAAGTTATTCCACTCAGTTTCGGAATATTCGCCTCTAATGATTTTTTCAGATACTCCGAAATAGTCATAAATGTTAGTCTTGAAAAATGAAAGCTGTGTGGTTGGAATACTTTTTGGGGTTTGATTTAATTCCTTGAATTCAAATTCCGAGCCAAGACCTGCAATACCACCTTCATTCTCGGCGGTCATATAAGCTTCTTGCCATTCTTTGATTTTGTTTTTCAAATCTTCTTCATCAATGAAGTTGTTGAATTTCAAGTAACCTCTGAGATGAGCGGAATTTTTCACAATGTTCTTAATACCGTCATATGTAGTGTCAAGCATATCTACCGATGTAGCTAAATCATCGTCAGGATCACTTCCGAGGAATCGTTTTTTACCCGGACGGTCTTTCAAGTGAATAACGCAATCATAGGGAACTGTATATTCCTTGCTGTCATACGACCAGATAAACCGAAAAAATAATATACCTTCATCTTCAAAAATGCGATAATTTGTACAGATTACAGGACGAATAGCCTCGATTTCCGAGAAATCATCGTTATAGCAAATAATAGCAAAACCGTCACCACTTATAACCGATTGATAGGCTATCTTATAAAGCCAATCTGTAGTATTCAGCTCTTTACAAGGTCGGGTTGACAGCAAACGAGCAAGACTGTCATTCTTGATTACTGTTCCGTTTGCGGAATTTCTTATAACCTGCGGTTGCAGTTTCGATACTTGTGTCGCAATTCTATCTGCAATACTGTTGATAATCTCGCTACGGCTGTTATAATTATTTCCGCTTTCACTGTGGGAAAAATTCAGGAATGCTTTAGCCGAGTGTTTAAAAAGTTTTTGAAAAATCCCCAAGTTATCCCGCCTTTCTGTTTTCTAACATTTTGCCAAGTGTTTTATAATGCTTACTTCTTACCGTAAAAGCATCAAAAACACTAACAGGTCCGTCTATGTGCAATCTGCTCTCAATTTTTACCGGTCTCTTTCGTTCATCTGAATCGTTAATTTTCACAGCGACATCAAGGAACTGTTTTTTTAGCAATTCATTGTCGCCAAAATGTATTTTGCCTTCTTTTAACAAGCCCTCGAATTCATCCATAATAGGCGAAAGGTTTGTACCTTGAAAGACATCATCAACCTTGAAACCTGATGCGTCCAAATCTTGAATTAAATACTGCGCCGAGTATCTATCGTAGCCAATCATTAACGGCATTATTTTGTATTCTTTGCGAAGCATTACAAACCAATTAAACACATCGTGATAATCAACAAAATGCTGGCCACTAATGACAATTCTTCCTTTTGCTCTATGCACTTCATACTTTGTTTCCGGCTCATTTTCACAGGCTTTTTTGAAGCTGTCCTCGGGCATAAAGAATTGTGTAAAAATGTAAAAGTGGCCACTCTTGCAGATTACAACAGTCGCCGCTGTGAGGTCAGTTGTTCTCGACAAATCAACACCGGCAATAGCATAGCATTTACGAAAATCTTCTAACTTAAGAGGTTCACCGCCTGCAAGTGCAACATCTTCATATGCAAGCCAAGCAATAGAGCTGTTTTGCAGGATATTACAATATTTGCACATAAACTCAGCCTTTTTCGAGGTTGAATTTTTTGCCACAACAATTTCTTCGAGGTAATAACTCTCTGAAACCGATATTCCAAGATTGGGATTTGATTTTTTCAGTTCGTTGATGTCATCCCATTTTTGTATGTTGTCAATCACATACAGAAACGGGAGTAATCTCATTTCGCCTACTCCAAGTTTTCCTTTGAGAAATCTTGTAGAGCGCTTGAACAGTTCGTCGTAGATTCCGTCGTTGATGTACCCGGCTGTAGTTATTGATAAAATAAGCGGTTGTTTTCGTGAGCCGAGAGCTGATTTCATTACCTCATACTGTTTCAAACCTGCTTGTCCCGGCCAAGCGGCAAGTTCATCACAAACTGTAAGATGTGGATTGAATCCGTCAGCTTTTTTGCAGTTGAATGCGACTTTTGAAATCGTCGTGTTCATCGGAATGACATAGATATCGTTCTTTCTTTTTTTCGTCATTTCTTCTGATGATAATTCTTCATCGAGTTTAACCGATTGATAAAAAGCATTATATACAAGGTCTGCTTGCGCCAATTTTGGGGCAAGACAGTAAATTTCAGCTCCGTATTCACGGTCAGCATATGCCATATATTCAGCAATTGCCGCTGCAAATAATGTCTTACCGTTCTTGCGAGCTACTACAATCAAAGTTTCGTGAAACTGCCTGTTGTTAAGATTATCGACTATACCAAAAAGACAACTTACAATAGCTTTCTGCCATAACTCAAGGTGCAATAAATCATGTCGGCCTTTGCTGTGATGCACAAAGTTTTCGATAAATTTTACGGCCTTATCAGCTTTTGATTCATCGTAAAACCATAAGCCTTTTTCAATGCCTTCAAGAACCATTGCGTAAACTTTTTTAATCCATTTTCCTGCTACGATTTTTCCGCTACAAATGCGATTGTAATATTCTTGAATATAATTAACTGCCAAGCATTAACGCCTCAAGTCTTGACTGCTTTCTCTCTGATTTTTCGGGGATATAGGAAATCAAAGTGTTGATTACAGAGGTGTAAGTTCGCATATAGTCAGAATAAATTGTAACGGCAGGAATTGCCTTGCGGAATTTCTGCGAGGCATTCACCGTTGTGGTTTCAAGGCCTTGTGATTTGATGAGCCTTTGGGCTTCTAAGAGTACGCAACGAATGAAAGCCGCCTCGGAAATCAGCCTTTCAATCAATTCTCCTTTGTCGCTGTTATGAGATTTTCCGTTTTCGTCAATTTCTTGATAATGCTTTTTAAAAATCTTTTTAAGTCTGTTCATTTCCTGTTTAACTGCTTTATCTGAAATTAAAAGCTCAGATGTTTTTTCATTTTCCACCAAATCACTCCTTTCACCCCCCTTCACGCACGCACACACGAGAGAGGAAAAATTAAGTCCCTCCCTTCGGTTCTCAGGGGGGTATTTTATTTTTTGAGGTGGGGGGTAGTATGTTTCCTTCGTCATCAACAGAGTAGCGAGTATTATTTATTTTATTTTTCTTTTTTTCTTTTCGATTTGACATATGTTCTTTGTTGTGGCAATCCTGACAGAGCAATTCGAGATTGTCGAAGTTCAGAGTTATCTTTGGATTGTTGATGTTGTCAGGATTGATGTAGCATTTGTGGTGAACTATGTCGCCTGCATTACCACAACGCTCACACACTCCGTTTTGCTTACGGAAATAAGCATCTCTGCAAGCTCTCCAAGATTGCGATAAGTAAAAAGATTTTGCATAGTCTTTCATACTCTAAGTATAAACCCTCAACTGCTTTCTCTACTGACATCTTTGCCGGTGCCAATATTTAAGCCTCGGTAATCAGCACAGAGCAATCGTGCCTCTTTGAGCCAGCGAAACACCGTGCGCTCATCCGTGTAGTTGTTAATGGCAAACTTAGTCACCCTCAAATTTATCTCACCTTTATGCAATGCCGCTGTTGGTGCAACAAAATAAACAGCGCTGACAGCTTGACAGATGTAGTCTTTACCGCTATTGGTCAAGGCATTAAGTGTGTCTGCCACAGCAAGCAGGTCAAGCCGTAGTGCTTGGCGCATTGTTTTGTCAGAGATGATTTGTGCTTTACTCGGACAGCCGAGAGCGGCATAAATTCTAAACTGCGCAATCGTATAATCTCTTGTTGTATCTCTCATATCCTTGCACCTCCGATTTTCTTGTGTTTATGGCTATTGGCTAAGTAAGTAAAATGAAAAGACGCACCCGTGAAGTCATTTATCCACATTTCGTCTTTGTAAAAATAATATCCTTCGGGACAAGGCAAAGCCTCACCTCGTTCGAGTTTTCTGTATTCTCGTTTTTTTCCTTCAACAACTTTGACCTCAGGCTTGGTAAGGTTGCGAGATGTTTTCAGCCGCTTTTTTCCGTTGACATCTTTGCGAATGTATTTTGCAAGGTCAGCATAATTGCCGTCTTGGTAGAGTGGTGTAAAATTTATGCCGTTTTTCCACGGCCAGCATTCCATTAATATTTCACGCACGCAATTCTCAATTACAATATGCAAATGCCAATTCTTTCCGAGCTTGCCGCACTCACAATAGCCGATGTATTTAAACTTGATTTGTTTCTTATCTGTCCTGCGTTTCACTCGTTTAAAAAAATTTGAGACAACCCTCTCAAATTCATCTTCGGTAAATTCACCAAACGGAGCAGAGAATCTTGCAAACCAGTCACCTTCTGAAAAGTTGCAGATGATAAGCCGTTGCGTGTGTTGCTCTCCTCTGATTCGGTTTGCTCTTGTTTGTTTCTCGCTTGATTTTGATTGATTGATTTGTCGAGCAAGTTTTTTCTTGTTTCGTTTGCGGATGGACTTATAATATTTGACTTCAAGCAAAGGGCCTGATTTGATTTCACACTTGTATGTAAACATAGTTAATCCTTTATTATATATGTAAAAATTGAAACAGTCACTTAATTAATTCCTAGAGCAGGATAGTAAAAGGGTATTTCAACCCTTTTATTTGTGACTGTCTATTGTTCTATTTTCGTATTAAAAAGTCAGATGATATAAATATGCAGTAGTCCGTCTGACCACCGAACTACTGCTTTGTGCAACCTTGCCGCTGCAATTGTGTGTTTAATTTTTGGTGCATTCTTTTTAACAGTTTAATTTAATCAAAAGCGGAAGTCGTCGCTTCGATTACTTTTTGAATATAGGATTTACTTGATTTGAATTTTCTTTAAGATTTTGCGTGCGACAAGAATATTGCCTTACCTTAAATTCAGCATCTAGCTCTTTGAAAATTTCTGAAAATCATTTTCATTTGTCTTCTTTACAATTTTTTCTTTGGGCTCTCACACCGTAATGTTTCTTCATTGATTCCAGCTCGCCTTTTGCATTGCCGTCCTTCACCGGCAACTGCTGTCTTGCCTTCGTGGGGTAATCATCGCCTGTCAACTGCTCCCACATCTCTCTGCGGTTGTCTTTAAGGCAAGTGTTGAGATATGAAATAACCGTCTGCTCAAACGGTACTTTACTGCCGAACCTGTCAATAAGCTCATCGACAATCTTATTCATATGCCGTCTTGCGTAATCTGTAGGCTTTTTGTATGCTCTGACCGAGTTCCACAGCTTTATATGTACATTCTCATGTGTCAGTTCATCAATTGCCTTTGCTTGTAATTCGCACAGCTTAACGAGGTCAACCTCATCTTTACCGTACTCTTTGCAAACTTCCGAAAGCGTTACACTTGCATTTCTCACAGAGTCAATCTGCTGTTCCTGTTGGGCAAGCAGAAATTCCGTCTTGAGTTTCAGCTCTCGGTACTCTTGATAGAATTTCAGCTTATATGAGGCAGTGTACTTCTCAGATAACAAACCAACCTTGCACATACTGTATGCGTTGGCGAGTTCCAGCACCAACAAACGGTCAAACAATTTCAATGATACAACCTCCAGATGATTAACCTCTCCGTCAATCCACCTTTTTGCCATATCATTGAGTTCGTCAAGTGTTTTGTCATTCATTCATCACACACCACCCTTGCTTTGAAAAGGTTTCTATTTCGCCGTTATCGTAATTAACAGCAATACTTGTGATGTTACGATTATCCATTCTCTCACTCCCCTTGTCGGTTTCCCTGATTTTTTTCATTTTCTCCTTATTGCACTATGTTTATTATAGATTTTTAAATTTTCAATGATATTATTTTTCCTGAATTAGTAAAGTTTGTATTTTTTTGTTCAACACTCACAAATTAAAATTTTGTGATAATTTGACTTAAACCATAAAGAGAGTACAATAGTTCTTGCCAATAATCTAAAGGAGGTGAACAAATGAACGCTAAATACAAAGCTACCGCACAGTTGTCATCAGATATTTATAATAGATTCACTCCTCAGACATTATCGGAAATTTATAATATTCTTATAAGCCTTATTCCTTTTACTTCCTACAAATGCACCTCTGTTTATTGTTCCGATAATACTACAGTTTCAGCTAATATAAAGGTTGTACCTAAAAATCTTGATGTAAAAGCATTTGATTGCTTTTCGTTAAATTTTTATCTACAAGATGATTATGTTACCGCTATATTTGCCCCTGATAAAATCTGTGTTATAGTCTCCTTATCTGATACTTATACAAGTTGTAAAGCGCTCGCCAAAAAAATTCTCAAATTCTTATGTAAACATTTCCGTAATAACTATGACACTGTATGCGATAAAGATACCGATATTAATTCCACACAAAAGCAGCATTGGTATAACAATATTCTTTTTTGGACGGCATTTGCGGCTGTCTCTGCTGCTGTAATCGGAATTACTGAAATTATTGTCAATATTTTTAATGCCTAGTATTATGCTTATTGTTATACCAACTATGACAAATGCTATAAATAGCAATTTGATAATTTCGCCCATTCTTATCACCTTAAATTTTAATAAATTCTCTTAAAGCTCTTACGACCTCGGGCAGAACTTCCACTTCTGCCTTTGAAGGTCGTTCTTTTTTTGTAACTCTTTCAATAAAATTCACAAGGCTTTTTACAACCTTAATTCTGTCAGCATTTTCTAACATTCTTCTCATCCCCCTACCTTTATTTCCCTGTAATGTGGTCGGTTCTTATAGGGTTTCGCCGTCGGTAAGTCGCACGGCGAATTTATCATTTTTACGCCGTCCTTTCGTTGATTGTATTTCCGCTGCCGATCAATTTGTTGAGCAGTGTAGTCAGTAAGGATATATCTGCACCGCTTGCATAGGCCTTTAGCCAGTCAATCGGTATGTTGTAGCTCCAACGCCCTTTGTCGCTCCGTACGGCTGACCCGATAGGCAGGGTTTGTTTTTTTAAACCCTCATAAACATAATTGAGAGCAACTCCGAGATATTCAGCCGCCACGGTCGGCGGTACATCTCTGTATTCCTGATTTGTCTTAGGATTGATAAGGATTTTGTCAATCATTTAATCACCTCAAATCTATATTAATCGTACAAACCGAGCGGTTTAATTTTTCTTGCGGCGATTTGCGCTACAAATTCTCCGTAGCTGTAACTTGTGCCGTGCTTTGCGTTGATAGCGTCAAACTGATTAAATAAATCCGAGTACATCTCGGTAAGCTCATAAAGTTTCATTGTTGCTCCCCCTTAAAGATTTATATTTTGTGTGGCAAGTGCTGTTATTAAATGTTCAACCTTGCCTTTGAAAAATTCCTTGTCCTGTGACTGCTTGGCGAAATCGAGCATACGGACAAAGCTGTCATATGCAATTGAAAAGTATGCCTTAAAGACATCCTTGTCATCTGATGAACCGTCGGCAGTCTGAACATTTTTCAGCCTTTCTTCATACTCCTCTTTCTGTTTGCGAAGAGCCTCCTGCTTTTCATCCTCCAGCTGTTTTCTGACTATTTTTTCGTTATTGCGATACTCTTCTTCGAGTTCGTCATAATGCTTAATGTTCTCCCTTTCCAAAGCCTTAATCGTTTCATTAAGTCTGCGTTCATTGTCGCTCGGCTCTGCAACGGCGACTTCGATAGGACGGTTTTCAAGCTCCTGAACTTTATTCGTCAGCTTGAAATTTTTGTTCTTTTCCTCTGCAAGCTGATTCTCGATATTGCGATAGCTTTCTTTTGAAGTGTCCGCCTGCTGTTTGTAATAGTCAGCGTCTTTCTTAGCGTTATTGAGCTGTCTGCAATAGTCAATGCTCTTGTCGGTTGCCTCCTGCTTTTCGTCCTTCAGCCTGTCAATCTCTGCCTTTAACTGCTTGACCGTTGTGTTTTCAAGGTCAAGCTTTTCGGCGATTTCATCCTGTTCGGGTTCGCTTATGGTAGATAAAAGATACAGTTTACTTACTCCCAAATGTTTACTCGAGTAAACATTTTCAGAGGTGTTTTCTATAATAGAAATATACTTATGTGCCTGTGTTCTGTTAAAACCTACCTCTGTTTCGCAGTAGTCATCAAAGTTCTGATATCCAAGCTCCTTGTACAGCTTGTTGTCACGCATTGTTTTAAGTCCGTTGCACATATCCCATATATTCTGCTGTGCAAGGTTTGCGCTGACAATTATCTTCTGATGCAGTTCAATTGCCTGCCTATGCTGTTCGCTTACTGTTATTTCTGACATTTTTTATATCCTCCAAAAATTCAGCGTATTGCTTTTCAAATTTCTTGATTTCATCCGGCTTTTTAAATCCGCTGTCACGCTCATTTTTGTAACCGTGGCACTGCATTATTTCCAATGTTTCGGGATTTACTTCAATCGTAAAAAACGGGATTTTCGGTTTATCTTTATGACGAATGAAAAGTATTATCGTGTCACCTCTTGCGTGCCTTCTTACATATCCGCCGACGCAGTGCTGTAATATTCTGCCCTCTGCTATTATTTCTTCACCGCTTTTTGGGGCAAGCATTATAAGGCTGTCTGTGCTCATCAGCAACGGAGAAAGTGCCTTTGCCATTTTTGCAATCTGCTCCGTTTCTTCTTTGTTTGCATAGAAAGCAACCTTTTCAAGCGTTCTGTCGTGAGCCTCTTCAAGATGAGCCGGCATTATTTCTTCGATACCCTCGGGAAGTTTTTGGCAGTTATCAAGATAATCCTTCCACAGCATTACTCTCCGATTGTTTTTGCCGTACTTCAGAATCTGTCTGTATGTAAGGTTATTTTTGTGAAGTTCATCTACAGCATAAGTACTGAGCTTTGACAGCTTGCTTATGAACTCGCTTGCCATATGAATGGTCGGTTCTTCCTTTATCACACTGCGGTAAAGTTCAATTGCACTTGAATCATAATCTGCGAAAAAGTGCATATCCTCCTTACGACATCCAAGCATTTTAAGCAGATTGGTTTCTTTCCAATGAATTTTATTGAGTGAAAGTTTGCCGTCAATCAAAAGCTCTGCAATATGCTCAAAACCGCCTTTAATCAGGTATTCTGCATTATTGTGCCTTACATATATGTTCAGCCATTTGAGAATCCCTTGAACCGCATATCTGTTTGAAAGCTCATCCGCACACGAATATCTGAGATCCGTATCGGTTATTACATCGAGATTTAAAAGTACGGTTGAGCCCCAGCCTGAATACAAGGTTTTTTCTGACGGACCCCAATACCACGCAAAACCTTGTGATGTAGAGGGGATAACTCCGTCTGTTTTCAGCGGATAAAATGATTTACCGTACCAGTTATATGCAAATCTTTGCATTGCGTGCTGTTCATATACATAAAGATATTCATCCGAAAAAGTATATCGGGGCATCATTTCGACAGGATTTTCATTGTACAAATCATCGGAAAATAACTGATATGCCGTTACAAATCTGATGTACAGCCTGCCGTCAACAGCAAAGCAAAAACCAAACTTGCGACTTCTTTCAAGTTTTTTTCTGCCGTAGTGCAGGGCTTTTGCTTTTACGCTTTCCTTGCAATGACCGCAGACAAATTCCTGATTATGACAAAGTCGGAGCTGTTCGCCGATGTGCCAGCTTTGACAGCTTGTGCAGAAATAGTCGCAGGTTCTTTTGCTTTTATTTTCGTAGAAAGCATACTGCGGAAAGTACATTGCTATCTGCTTTTCATGTTCATCTGTCAGGTCAGGAATCTTATTAAGCAGGCTGTCAGGATTTTTAATCATGCTGACACCTACCAATCTATAAGATTGCCGAGATCAAGAGTTACCGGATCCGTTTTCTGCTCTGCGACATTAGGTTCTTCAAGTTCGTATTCAGACATATGTATCTGCATTGTGAAAGTAACCTTTGCTCCGGGGAAAATCTTACCGACAATCTGCTGATACACATCAAGGTCGGAAACTGCAGCGGGAAGTTTCTTTCCCACTTCGTCAATCAGGTTTTCAAGGTTTTCTGCAGCCGTAACGGCTCTTGCAAATTCCTCGTTCTGCTCTGAAAATTCGCAGAGCATTTTCTTTACCGGCTCAAGAATTGCTTTAGATTTATGGTCTTTAAGATTTTTTTTGTTGCACAACTTGATTTTTTCTGTTGCAGAGGATATAATTGAATTAGGTTTATTGTTCTTTGTGCTTGTGGCATTTGCAGTGTCACAGGCACTTTTTTTATTGCTCATTTCTTCACCCCCACACATTCAAAACCGAAGGAATCGGATTCAGGCGTTTCAAGGGCTTTGAGCTTGCGTTTTAGTTCTCTGTTCTCGTGACGATAACCGCTTGACGCTGTTTTTTCAAGTGCAAGGTCTGTTCTTGCGTTTCTCAGTTCAATGCTGAGATGTCTGTTCTCTGCT